ACAATCACCACAAATACCGCCATCGGCGAACGCGAGACTTTAGCCGATGTCATTGTCAGGATTTCGCCTGACGAATGCCCTGTTTATTCAGCGGCGCAAAAAACGACTGCTACTGGCGTGTTTCAAGAATTTCTTGTTCAGGAATTAGCAAGTGCTGCGTCTAACAACCACGTTGCTGAAGGCGCAGATATGACCGACACCGGAATCACAAACGTGGTCCGGATGGGTAACTATGCTCAAATCTCTACTAAAGGCTTCATCATCTCCAACACACTGGATGTTGTAGATAAGGCCGGTCGAGATCGTGAGGTCGCATACCAGCGCACTTTAAAAGGTCTTGAGCTTCGTAGGGATGTCGAAAAATATCTGACCGACACAAATACTGCGCGTGATGGTTCTTCATCAACTCGCAAAACCGCTTCTTTGATCACTTGGATCACGAACGGTGACGCACCGTCAGATATGGCGTTCGCTACCGGCGATGGAACAGATCAAGCTGACCTTACCGGTACAGCCAGAGCGTTGACGCTAGCTCAGATTGACGCAACTCATCAGGCTTGTTGGTCCGATGGGGGCGATCCTTCTCTGCTAGTGGCCTCGGCTACTAATAGAGCGAACATCTCCGATCTGACTCAGTCAGGCACAAATCTGGTGACAAATCAGGTCAACCAGACGGCAGGCAAGCAACCCTCATTTGTTGGGGCTACGGCTATCCTGTTAAATGACTTCGGTCAGCTGGAGATCATTCCGTCACGTCTGATGTCGAACGATAAGATATTCCTTATCGATCCGAACCACGTGGCCATTTCAACAATCACTGGTCGTAATTTCGTCACTCAGGAAATTGCACCAACTGGTGACGCATCTAAAGAACAAGTGCTGATTGAGTTCGCGCTTATCCCAGATGCTCCGAAAGCCCACGGTGCGGTTATCGGACTGAACGGCAGCTAAAAAAAATGAGGGGGGCCGGATGGCCCCCTTCTAAATTCAGAGGGTGATATGGCAAAAAATCCTGTTTTACGAGATCGAGAAGCTGGCAAAGAAGTCTTCGTGCATAAAGACGCCGATGGCTATACGGTCGAGCAGAAACAACACGTCAAACATATCATCGAGCGAAACAAGCAGGCGCGGGACGCTTGGCAGCCGAACCAGATGATTGGCAATACGCAACGCCATCATCAACAGGTCGCGGAGATACCGAACGTGCTTTACTGGGAACTCAGGCAGAGATTTGGGTCGCCACAGCAAAACCCGAAAGATTGGTTTAAGTGGCTGAACGATCCTGAAAATCGTGCCTTTAGGTCAGGCGGGGGTCGGTTGTGAGCATAAGCACATTTGATGAATTGAAAGCTGCCGTCGCGGATACTATGGCAAGGACGGATCTTACAACGCAAATACCAAACTTCATCCTTTTGGCAGAGGCACGCCTGTCGAGGGAGTTAGAGACTCGCGAACAAGAAAAACGTGCGCAGGCTACCTTGGTCGTCAATGATGAGTTTATTTCTCTGCCCACGGACTTGCGGGAGATTCGCGAGGTAAAATTAACCGGCAACCCGAACAGCGTTTTAGAATATAAAAGTCCAACTGGGCTAGACTCTGATTTTCCATCACTGGGGCTTGGGGAGCCAAGGGCATATTCTATCGTTGGCAAAGAGTTAAAAGTGCGTCCAATACCGGACTCTGCATATACGATGGAGATAATTTATATCGGTGGTCTTGTTGCTTTGTCGGCCACCAATCAAGTCAACGATATGTTGACCCGCCACCCCGACGCCTACCTCATGGGGGCTGTGAGTGAGGGTTATTTATATTTGATGGATGAGGCAAAGGCTCAACTATACGATCAAAAGTTTAGTCGCATAATTGAGGAGATCCGCAAGGACAACCAGCGTGCTAATTACGGCACAGGCTCTTTGCAAATTCAGAGTATTTATCAGCGGGCAAACTTAGTTTAAGGAGAAAATTATGAGCGCAATGTCCGATTATCTAGAATTAAAATTTCTAGATCACTTCACTGGCACCGCCAGCACATCATCCCCCTCGGCGGTTTATTTGGCCCTTGCCACAGCCACCTTCAACGATGATGCGTCTGGGACAGAATTGTCAGGCAACAATTACAGCCGACAAGCGATTACTTTTGGCAGTGCGTCAAGCGGATCGATTAGCAATAACGCGGCTGTGGAGTTTCCTGCTGCAACCGGTAACCAAGGGACAATTTCTCACTTTGCTATTTTCGATGCGGCCTCCTCTGGCAATATGCTTTTTCACGGTGCGTTTGCCTCTGGAAAGCTAATCGAGTCAGGTGATATTTTGAAAGTTGCTGTGGGGTCTCTAACAATCACTGCGGCATAAAAATGACAATCCCCTCTCCAAAAATGGACCAGATCATCGGTAGCTTCGACAGTATAAGCGGCTCTATCGATTCAGCCTCGATCCTCGATTTGTTGGATTATTCAAACTTAACGATCGATCAGTTAGATCAAGCTGGCCTTTTAGACAGTCTTGATGATCTTGGCAATCTGGACAGTTTGTCCTCGATCAAGGTGCGGGTTGTTGGAACTCAAGTTACGCTTCCAACGACCGCATCTATTACTGCAGAAATTCAGCCTGCGGTGGATTCAGGCTCGATGCCTGCGGCTGCGGACGCAACGACCGTTTTTGGTATGGTTGAGGAAAAAACGTTCACAGTTGTGGTTGCAAGCGGGACCAACAATTATGGGACCGGCAACAAGTTTTATCTTGATGGCGCGGTAAGTCCGACGATCACACTGGTGCGGGGCGGTTATTATGTCTTTGACCAAAGTCATTCAAGCAACTCGATTCATCCACTGCGATTTAGTACAACCCCGAACGGTACGCACGCCGGAGGCACAGAATATACGAGCGGGATCACTACGAGTTCAAATCAAGTAATTTTTAGAGTGCCGTCAAACGCTCCTGACACTCTTTATTATTATTGCACCAACCATCCAAATATGGGCGGGGTTGCTAACCTAACGAACGGTGCGTTCAGAGAAAGGCCAATAGCGGCGACAAGCGTATCGGCTGGGTCTGTTCAGGCCGACGCAGACGCTTTGCGGCCTTTAGATTCTCAAATGGATGTTTCGGCGACTATTTCTGCAACGGCGATCACAAACAGAGACTTGAACGCCGCGCTGACGGCTTCAGCAACAATACCAGACGTCGTTCCAAACTATATCGTCGTTGTCGACAGCCAAGTTTTGACGGATTTTGCGGCACCGTTTGCAACCGTTCAGGCACTTAGCACAGCAATATTTTCCTCCACCGGTTCGGTTGCAACAGCCGTGACTTTGAGTTCTCCCGCAACCGAAAAGCTCGGTGAGGAATGGACGGTGGTCCCACAAGGGAACGAGGTTTGGAGAGTGATATGATTAAGTTCGGGCCTTGGTTGCCAGACCAACCAGATTTGAATAACGCCGGAGTGACGGTGGCTACCAACGTGGTCCCTGCTGCCAACGGTTACCGGAGCTTTCCCGATTTTAATCAGTTTAGTAATGCAGCGGACAGCCGCATAAGAGGAATTTTTGCAGGCAAAGACGCTTCCGAGAACGTTCACTTGTTTGCGGGAGATGATGGTAAACTGTACAAGTTCCAACAATCTAACTCTAACCTTGCCGATATCTCAAAGGCAGGCAATCCGGCTTATACTTTAGCTGGCAATGAAAGATGGCGGTTTGTCCAGTTCGGGGAAACGGTGATTGCGGCAGGCGGTGTAAACAACAATCTGCAGAAATTCACACTCGGAACGGACAACGCATTTTCAGATTTAGGTGGATCGCCGCCAAAGGCAGACTTCATAGCCGTGGTGCGTGATCAGGTTTTTTGCGCAAACATAGATGAAGGGTCTGGGCGTAAGCCGTTCAGAGTGCGTTGGTCCGCTTTGAACAACGAGGCGAGTTGGACGGTCGGAACGGATCAAGCAGATTTTCAAGATGTGTTTGGCGGTGATATCGGTCAAATCACTGGCTTGGTCGGCGGTGAGATTGCGACCATTTTTATGGAGAACGGTATCGCGGTGGCCTACTATGTAGGCAGCCCCCTGATCTATCAATTCGACCTAGTAGAGACATCGAGGGGCTGTCCTTTCGTGGGGAGCATTGCCTCGGTCGGCGGATTGAGCTTTTATCTAAGCCGATCGGGTTTTTTCAGTTTTGATGGAAAAGCAAGTCAGCCGATAGGCGCGGAAGCCGTGAACGAGTTTTTTGCAGCCGATTTTGACTCGGCTCATACGGACAAGATTTCTGCAGCCGTTGATCCAACTAGGCAAATTGTTTGCTGGAGCTATGTTTCGGTTAACGCGACGGATGATACACCGGACCGGATCTTGGTTTATAATTATGCTTTACAAAAATGGAGTTTAGTCGAAACGCGTGCGGAACTTATCGTCTCTTTGTTCACCCCAGCCTATAGTCTGGACGCTCTGGATAATTTGGCCTCTAGCATAGATGCCCTCCCTGCCCCTCTAGATTCGTCGATTTATAAAGGCGGTGAACACTTTTTTGGTGGCAGCAGAGACAAAAAGATTTTCGGTTTTACCGGCACATCGCTAGCGGCGACGATCGAAACCTCCGAGTTTATGATGAACAAAGGGTTTCATAGTTTGCTTACTCGCACCGTCCCATACTTTGAAGGCGGAAGCGTAACCATGCAAGTTGCCGCAAGAGACCGGCAAGACGAGACAGGCACGTTCGATACCGCGACGGTCCTAACTAACGATGGATTTTGCGAACACCGCGTTCAAGGCAGATATCATAAAACTAGGATGAATTTGTCGGGTGAGTGGGATTTTGCTCTGGGCGTTGACGTAGAGGGAGCAAAAATTGGCAGACGTTAATAGACGCCGTCTGCCTCCTCAAACTCAGGACGAGCGACAGACCGCGTTGGTGATCAATCAGGTTTTAGACGGAAAGTTAAATTGCGTTGGCACGTTTACGGCTACTGCGGGGGCTGCAACAACAGCAATTTCAGATTTTAGATGTGGTTTAGACAGCGTGATTTTGCTTATGCCGATTACAGCGAACGCGGCTTTGGAAATAGGAAACGGCACAATTTATGTCAGCGCAACAGCAAAACAAAGTTTTACAGTTAGCCACGCGAACAACAGCCAATCCGATCGATCCTTTCGATATATCCTTATCGGCTGAGTTTTGGGCTGCGGGCCCGTTCCTCAAAGCGGCTTTGGAGTATGCTCACAACTCGCACGATTTGAATGACGTCTTTCGCTTGATTATCGCCGGCGACGCACAATTCTGGAAGGCGGAAGATGCGGGGCTGGTCACAGAAATTATAGATTATCCAAAAAGACGAACTTTGAGATTTTGGCTTGCAGGCGGAAATCTTGAGTCCCTGAAAACACTGGAACAAAACGCAATCGAATGGTCGAGACAGTTCGGCTGCGTTTCCTCAGAAATTATCGGACGCAGAGGCTGGGTCCGATCTCTAGAAGGCTATGAAGAAGCTGCAACAGTTATGGTAAAGGATTTTGATCATGAGTAAAGGTGGCGGAGGCGGAGGCGGTCAGCAGACCGTAAACACATCAGTACAACCCCCAGCGTATGCAATGCCTTATTTGGAGTTTGGGCTAGAGCAGGCAAAGGATCAATTTCAGGCCGATATGCCAAATTATTATCCTGAGTCAACTGTTGTCGGGTTTTCGCCGGACAGCGAATTGGCCCTGACCGGTATACGTGATCGTGCGCTCGATCCGAATTCATTGACTGCGCAAACGCAAAATGTAGTTGAACAAAATCTTATGGGGACTAACCCGCTTATGGCAGCAGCGTTTGCTCCGGTGGTAAACCAAGTTCAAAGTCAGTTTGCCAAAGCGGGGCGTTACGGTTCGGGTGCAAATCAACAGGCTCTCGCCTCCGCACTTGCTCCGGCTGCGCTGCAAGCACAGCAAGCAGCAATTTCTCAAGCTCCATCTATACAAAATGCAGACCTTAAGCAACTCGCTGCGGTCGGCGACGCAAGGGAGGCTATGGCGCAGGCGGAACTCGCGGATCAAGTGGCACGCTTTAACTTTGAGCAAAATCGTGATCAGCAGAAACTAAAAGATTACATGGCACTTGTTGGCGGTGGAACCGTCGGCAGCAATACCGTCCAGCCTGTATTTAGAGACCGCACATCATCTGCTTTGGGCGGTGCTTTGGGCGGTGCGCAACTTGGTGCAATGGCAGGATTTAACCCCGCCCTTGGCGCGATCGGCGGTGGTTTGCTTGGGTTGATGTAGGAGAATAAAAATGGCTTTTGGTGGACAAACAGGCGGCAGAGGCTTGTTGGGAACTAGTATGCAAGACCCGCGCACTCAAGGTCTGCTCAACGCGAGTGCGGCCTTGCTACAGGCGGGGCGACCACAAGTTGGGACTCCTACAAGTCTCGGCGGAAACATTGGGTCGGCTTTGGCGGCGTATAATAAATCCTATATGGACGCGGTCAACGCAGAAGAGGAGCGCAAGCGTCAGGCTGCAAATGATGAAATAACGAACCGTTACAAAACAGCCCAAGCTGCACAGATGGAGCAGGCTGCAAAACAAGCAAAACTCCCAATCACTGAATCTATAGCCAACGGGGCTTTTCTGAAAATAACCGATCCGGAGACCGGTGAAGTCACGTTCAAAAAACAAGAGGATGTGGCGGACTTTTTACTGGAGTCAAAAAAGGCAAACCAAAAACCAAACGTGCTGCCGGATAGTTTAGCAAAACAGCAAACGGAAGATTTAGACGCTATTCGAACCGTTCAAGATATAAATGAGCAAGTTGAGGGTTTTCTCGATGATATAAAAGAAGGCGATTTAGTGTTCGGCTTTACATCGGGGTTGGCAGATTCGGCACTTGGACGATTTGTAGGCGCAGGCGGCGGAAAGTTCACACAGAAAAGAAATGAGTTTAGACGTTTCACCGCCCGATTGAGAAACGAGCTTTTGCGTATTGCAAAGGGTGTGCAAACGGACGGTGACGCAAGACGAGCGTTGGATGAGATTCTTTTGCCGGATGAAAGTTTAAGCACGCAAAGCGTGAAGAACGCACTTGAATTTTTGTATAACAACAACGTCAAAACTATCAGCCGTCTCCAAAAAAAGGTCGATGATCTAAGGGCTGCCAAGGGCATGAAAAAATACGATTTCGGTGATCAAAACACAATTATGGGCGTTAAAATTGGAGGCACTAATTAATGGCTACAATTGAAATTGGCGGCCAGCAAATAGAGGTTGGCGACAACTACAACGATCTCTCTGAAACTCAACAAAAGAGATTCAGGCGGCGTCTTGCTAGGCGCATGGGGATAGATGACAGCGAACCCGCGAAACCAAAAGAAACCACCGGCGTAGACGATGTTTTACGGTTCGGGCTTGGACAAGGCTTGGCGTTAGGGTTCGGAGACGAAATAGAGGCAGGCGCACGCTCCTTGTTCTCGGATCGTTCCTATTCCGATATTAGAGATGATATACGCCAGCAGATGGACGACTATCGAGAAGATAATCCAGGCAAGGCACTCGCGATGGAATTGGGTGGGGGTCTTTTGACCGGTGGTGCTGGCCTAGCGAGAGCTGGTGTCGGAGCAGGCGCAAGAGGTGCAATTAAGCAGGCGGCTAAAGTTGGCACAGGCACAGGTGC